AGAGATAGAAGAGTTTGAATTTATAGTTGATAAATACGAAGATAGATTTAAAGAGGGTTATAAACCCACTTCTAGTTGGTATGAGAATATGTGTATGACACTTAATAATAACTCTAGAAAGATAGCGCAAGAGCTAGACGTATCATTTTTAGGTTCTGGGGGTAATGTAATTAATGATGAAGATATTACGTTTCATGAAGAAAATAATGTTAAAGACCCTGTTTGGGTTGATGGTAGGGAGAAGGAGTTTTGGATATGGGAAAAACCTATAGAGGGTCATAAGTATATTATGGGTGTCGATGTTGCTAGGGGTGATGGTGAGGATTCATCAACAATAGTTATTATAGACTTTACAACAATGACACAGGTTATGGAATATCAAGGTAAAATTAAACCAGATAAATTAGCTGAAGTTGTTTATGAATACGGTAACTTGTATAACGCATATACTGTAGTAGATATTACTGGCGGTATGGGAGTTTCTACAGTTCTTAAGTTATTAGAGTTAAATTATAAACATTTACATTATGATGAACCAAGGGGTAAAATTCTAAATAGTAAAAAAGCGCAGTTAGATTTACATGTTAAGAATAATCAGACACCAGGTTTTAATATTAATGGGGTAAGGTCACCAATGCTTGACCACTTAGAGTTTATGATTAGAAGTAATGGAATTAAGATTAGGTCTAGAAGAACTACATCTGAAATGAAGACATTTGTTTATAAAAACGGTAAACCAGACCATATGGATGGTTATCATGATGATTTATTAATGGCTTTTGCAATGCCATTATGGGTGTTAGAACACTCATTTAAAAAATTACAAAAAATGGAGAAGCAATCTAAGGCTATGCTTGGTAGTTGGTCGGTTGGTGGGTCCGCACAAAATAATGATAATTATAACACTGGATTTGTACCAGCAAATCAAAGAAATAAAAAAGCGATAAATAAACCTAAGTTTAATCCAGAGGTGTCTAAAAACATGCAAGACCCAAATGGTGATTATTTATGGTTATTTAGTGGTAGTAAATAAAATTAAAGATTATGGGATTAGGTCCAAAGGTATTTGTTAGAAATAATCAGGGTAAGAACCCTGTTAAATTATATAAGTGGTCACCAGGTGGTCAAGAAGCTAAAGTTAAGAAAGGTAAATCATCTGCTAAGTATTTTTGTGTTTCACCAAATGGTTCACAAGGTAATGATTTTGTATCAACATATAGTTATGTTATTGTAGTTTTAAACGGTGTTGCTGAAAGACACCCATATGTTCAATGTGATTATGTTAAGTAACCATTTAATTTTAAAAAAAATTCAGTATAATTAAATAAAATAAAAGTTATGGCTAAACAGAAGTTAACTGTATTTCAAAGACTAAATAATATTTTTAGTCCAGATGGTATAAACGTACCAAAAGATAAAACTAATAGATATTCTATTGGTAATGATGTTTTATTAAAAACTCAAGATAAAAGTGAGTATGAATATGCTAAATTACAGGCACAGCAGAACAAATACCTTGGTGGTATGTGGAGAAAAACTGAAGCCGAACTATTCAGACAATCTTTACATTACGAAACAACCCGTATAGGTTCTTATAGTGATTTTGAATCAATGGAGTTTTATCCAGAAATATCTGCAACTTTAGATATTATGATGGAGGAATCTAGTACCATAAATGAGAGGGGTAGAGTTCTTAATATTTATTCTGATTCAGATAGAGTTAAAACAATATTAGAAGATTTATTTTTTAATAGACTAGATATTCACACATCTTTACCTATGTGGACTAGAAATACTTGTAAGTATGGTGATAACTTTGTTTTCCTAAATATTGACGATAGAGCTGGTGTTATAGGTGCTAGACAAATGCCTAACTTTGAAATGGAAAGAAGAGAGGGTGATGTTTTTGGAGGTTTGGCTACTAATAACCATAGTAGTGCTAGTGATGATGAGGATTCTAGAGTTAAGTTCTTTTGGAGAGGTAGAGATATGGAATTTAATTCATGGCAAATAGCTCACTTTAGATTGCTTGGTGATGATAGAAGATTACCATATGGTACGTCTATACTTGAGAAAGCTAGAAGAATTTGGAAACAATTAATACTATCTGAAGACGCTATGTTAATTTATAGAATTACTAGAGCTCCAGAAAGAAGAGTTTATAAAATATTTGTTGGTAACATAGATGATGAGGATGTTGGGTCTTATGTTGATGAGATTGCAAATAGGTTTAAAAGAACACCCATTGTTGACCCACAAACTGGTCAGGTTGATTTGAAGTATAACCAAATGGCTAATGACCAGGATTTCTTCATACCAGTTAGGAGTGAAGATGCGCCCAACCCGATTGATACATTACCAGGTGCTACTAATCTTGACCAGATTGCAGATATTGAATACTTGCAAAGAAAATTATTTACAGCGTTAAGGGTGCCTAAGGCATTTTTAGGTTTTGAAGATGCTGTTGGTGAGGGTAAAAATTTAGCGTTACAGGACGTTAGATTTAGTAGAACTATTAACAGGATTCAACAAGCCATGATTATGGAGTTAAATAAGATAGCCATCTTACATTTATTCTTATTAGGTTTAGAAGATGAGTTGGATAATTTTACACTTACATTAAATAACCCATCAACACAAGCTGAGATGCTTAAGATTGAGCAATTACAATCTAAAGTTACATTATATAAAGATGCTGTTTCTGATGCTGGTAATGGATTTGCACCAATGAGTATGACTAGGGCTAGTAGAGAGATTCTTGGATGGTCTGATGATGAAATTAAAAATGATTTATTACAACAGAGAATGGAGAAAGCGGCTTCAGCTGAAATGGAGAATACTTCAAATGTTATAAAACATACTGGTACATTTGATGAGGTTGATAAGATTTATGGTGACATGAGTGCTGCACTTGATGGTGGTGGTTCCTCTGACGGTGAAGGCGAAGAAGGTGGCTCCTCTGATAGCGGAGGCGGTGGCTTCGGTGGAGGCGGTGGCTTCGGTGGAGGCGGTGGTCTAGACTTTGGTGAAGGTGGAGACGATGAAGGTGAATTTGGTGATGATGCTGGTGGTGATGATGATGCTGGTGGAGATGATGCTGGTGGAGATGATGATGCTGGTGGAGACGATGAAGGTGGATTTGGTGAATCTATTAAGGTTGAGAAGGATAACTTAATTACTGAAAATAAGGTTAAAAACAATAATAAAAAATATAACCCTAATAAGTTTAATGATTTATTAAAATCTATAAAACCTGAAGAAAAAACTATTTTAAATGAAAGGGTTAAAATCACCAATAAAAACATTAAAATTAATGAAAGTGTTAACGATATGATTAGTCATATAGATAAAATGTTAGATGAATAATATTTTTATAGTAAAAACACATATTTATATTTAAAGGTTAATTATGAAAAATTTTGGTAAAATTAAAAATACTTTTAATGATATACTAGGTGAAGCGATTGCAAATAAAGATGTTTCTAAAAAGAAATTATTTAACAAATACATTGCTAACTTAAAAGAAGATAGAATACTTAAAGAACAATTTAATGTTTATACTTCTATAGAAACGTTAATAGAGGATAATCAATTTAAAGCTTCTGAGAAGATTAAATTAAACATAGATATACTCAAGGAGTTTAAATCTGAAGATATATTAAAATCTAATAATAAATTAGTTGAGTTGCTTGGTGATAAAGATATGGGTTATTCTTATGATAATGAATCGATACATGAGTCTATTTCTAAATTAATTTTTTCTGATGATATTAATCAATATGTTGATTCATTAAATGAGGCTATAGAATATGTTAAAAACAACACTGGTAAAGAAGTTTTTGAATCAGCTGGAATCCCAAATAGTATATTAGCGTCAATAGTGGTTGATAAATACAACGATAAATACGCTTCTTTAGATGAGTCTAGTAAAAAATTAATGAAGTTAGTTTTTGAAGGGGGTAAAGAAGATAAGGTTACATTATTTAATAACTCGGTTGAAGAGTGCTTATCACTAATTAATGATAAATTAAATGATAAGGATAATGAAATAAATGACCTAACTATTAAAGAAGGTTTGTTGTCCGCAAAAGAAAATCTTTTAGGTAGAGAATATAAGAAAGATACATTCGAAAAAGACATGGTAAAGATTATTAATCTTAAAAACGATTTAAAATAATTTACTGTGAATAACTCAAAAAAAAATATTAATAAGTTGAAGTTGTTAGTTGAGGAATTAACCATAAGGGATACTAATGTATTTAAACGAAAAGAGCTTTTGGAGTTATTAATGAGTATTACTTCAGATGGTTTATGGGATTGGAATTTTAATACTAATGAGGTTTTTTTAAATCCTAACTATAAAAAGCAACTAGGTTATAAACCAGAAGAGCTTAAAGATTCTCCAGAGACATGGGAAAAATTGATGTTTGATGAGGATTTAAAACTTATGAAGGTTAAATTAAAAAAGCACGTTGATAGTAAGGGTAAGGAACCTTTTAAGATGGTTGCTAGGTACACCCATAAAGACGGTCAAACAGTTAAGATACTCTGTAGGGGTATGGTTGTTGAGTGGGATGAAAATAATAACCCTATTAGAATGGTTGGGACACATGTTGACCTAACTGATATTTGTTAAAATATTAATATGAAAAAAGATGTACATCAAAATGGTTGGAACGAATATTCTAAGTTAGTTTTAGCTGAGCTAGAAAGGCTTAATGAAAACGATGAAAAAATCCAACAGACTCTAAACGAAATTAATCTAAAGTTGGGTAAAATAGATGCTATAGAAAAGGATGTACAAGACATTGAGAAGTGGAAAAAGTATATGGATGATGTTGCTAGCCCAAACACCCTTAAGGATATTAAAAAAGATGTTAAGTCATTCACAACATTTAAAACAGTTGCTACAACAGTTTGGGCAGTTGTACAAATCGCTTTCGGTATATTTTTAGCCTTTTATAAAAAGTAAAAATATATTTGACTTTTTAAAAAAAATTAATTATTCTTAATAAAAATTAAGAGTTATGATTAGTAAAAAAGGTAAACAGTTAATGGTTAAAAACTATAAAAATTATAAAGTACTTTCTGGTACTGTGGATAATAAAAACCCAAAAACATTATATTTAAATATTTCTGCATGGGGTCTACCTAAGTCAGATGATGATGAGGTTAATTACAACACAGCTATTAGATATTTAACTAAGTCTATTAAGAGTGAATTATTTAATACATTAGATAGAGCGTTGTTTATACCTAGTAGAACTATAGTTGATTTCGATATGAGGACTTCTGGTATAGCATACGGTAAAAAGAGTTATATGAATTGTGAAATCACTCTATTCCAAAAACATTCTTTTAAACTCCAGGAAAAAGAAATACAATTAGCTATTCAAGATATAGCTAAAAACATCACTGAAAATGTACTAGACAATAATATTTATTTCACCTTTTATAAAAGTAAAAAATAAGTATCACCTTTAGTTTCATAGAATTCTAGGTTTTTTTATTTTAATACACATATTTATAATAAAAGAAAAATATGTCTGAAATTAAAATTGTAAAAGCTGGTCAAAGTGGATTTGGTTACTTAATAGAACAAGATGCTGGATACATATCTCCAAAAGATTCAAGAAATAAGGCATTTATTAGTGAAATCAAAAAATTAGATAAAGGGCAACCTATCATGGCTGAACCATTGATACTATATGTAGTATTACAAAAGTGGGGAGTTAAGAATAGAAACGGTAGGATTTATCCACAAGGAATCCTAGAGCGAGAGGTTGATAAATACCAAGACTTAATTAGAGAGAGAAGAGCTATTGGTGAGCTGGACCATCCAGAATCATCAATAATTGCTGGTGACAGGATATCACATAATATTATAGAGACTTGGTGGGAAGGTAAAACGCTAATGGGTAAGATGGAAATTCTTATGACACCAGGTTATATTAATTATGGTATTGTATCAACTAAGGGTGACGAGGTTGCTAACTTAATTAGAAATAATATTATGATTGGTGTTTCTTCTAGAGGTGTTGGTTCTCTTAAACAAATTAATGGTGACCATATAGTACAAGATGATTTCGAAATCATTTGTTGGGATGTTGTAACATCACCTAGTACACCAGGTTCGTGGATGTTTAAAGAAAAAGATGAAGCTAAACCATTTACAGAGTCTACAAAAAACAAGACTAATTTACTCATAGATAAGATTAATAAATTTTTATTAGATTAAATTTTATTTAATAAAAAAGTGCTTTTGAGCAAAAACCGCATATTTATAAACAAGTGGGGATTATATCCTCGTTTCAATAATTATTTTTTTAAAAAAATGAAAAAAAATGGCAAATGAGAAATCAATTTTAGAAGACGCTTTTTTGGACGCGAAAAGAATCCAAGAGGCTCTAAATGCCAACACAAAAGAAATACTTCGTTCTATTACGAAAGAAGAAATTGACAGTGTAGTGAAAGAATCTTTACAAGAAGATTATTTAGAAGAAGATGTTGAGGATACTGAAGAGTTAGAAATGGATGCTGAAGCTGGTGCTGAAGTAGAAGTGGATAGCGAAGAAGGTGACCTCGAAGTTGGTGACATCGAAAACTCAGAAGAAGGTGATAACATTGAAGGTGATGAACTTGAAAGCGATGAGCTTGATGGTGATGAGCTTGAAGGTGATTACGAATCTGGAATGGATGCAGTAGCATCAGATGACGAAGTTGAGATGGACATGACAGCAGCATCTGACGATGACGTTATCGCAGTTTATAAAAAGTTAACTGGAGATGATGAAATCGAAGTTGTAGTTGATGACGAAGCTGGTGAAGTACATTTATCCGTTGAAGAACCTGGTGAGTATGTTATTAAAACAAACGAACCTAGTGAAGAAGCTGGTGAAGAACTTGACATTGAAATGGAAGAGGGTTCTTATGAAGAATCTTACAACATGGAAGAAGCTGAGAATGTAGGCGAACAAATCGTTTATGAAATCGCTTTAGATGAAGAAGAAATCACAGAAGATAAATCTTGCGAAGAAGGTGAAGATAAACTTGAAGAAGAGGTTGTTTCTGAAGATAAACTTGAAGAAGAGGTTGTTTCTGAAGATAAATCTTGCGAAGAAGGTGAAGATAAACTTGAAGAAGAAGATAAATCTTGCGAAGAAGGTGATGAGAAAATTGACGAAAAAATTTCAGTAAATGCTAAAGAAGAACGAGGTTCTGGTGGTAATTTAACTTCCACTAAGGGTCCTGGTGCTAGACAGGCGGCTAAATTTTTAGGTAATAAAGTTAATGAATCTGAAGTGAATGAAAAGTATAACGCATTGTTAACAGAAGCTAAAGAGCTTAAGGGTCGTAACGAAGAATATAAGGGCGCTCTTAAGAAATTTAGAACTATGTTGGCAGAAACGGTTGTTTTCAATTCAAATTTAACTTACGTTGCTAAGTTATTTATGGAGCATTCGACTACTAAGGAAGAAAAAGAATCAATCTTTAAAAGATTCGATAATGAAGTTTCTACACTTAAAGAGTCTAAAAAATTATATAAAACAATTGACAGTGAGTTGGTTAATAAAAAACCAATTAACGAATCGATTGAAAATAAAATAGTAACTGAGGTTGCTTCAAGTAAGTCTGCTCAATTAAATGAGTCTACGGCTTATGTTGACAAAGAAACCTCAAGGATTATGGACCTTATGAAAAGAGTCAATAATCGATAATAAGTAATAAAACAAAGAAAAATAATTTAAAATTATGTCACATTTATTAAATTCAGGAGTTGTTGGAAACATCGGATTGGACCACATGAAGGAAATCCGTCAACAAACTCAAGCAAAATGGGATTCTTTAGGATTCTTAGATGGTCTTAAAGGTCACGTAAAAGAAAACGTTGCTCAATTATTTGAGAACCAAGCGTCTTCTTTATTAACGGAAGCTACTGGCGCTGCAAACAGCGGGTCTTTTGAGACTGTAGTATTCCCAATCGTTAGAAGAGTATTCTCTAAATTATTAGCTAACGATATCGTATCAGTACAAGCTATGAACATGCCGATTGGTAAATTGTTCTACTTCGTACCACAAACTTCTAGTAGAGTTAATGCAGCTGGAGCGGCTGGTGATTTTCACCAAGACCCTCAATATTCTGCACACACTGCAATGGAAGGAAGTTTACCAGAATGTACTGGTTTCGGAGGTTGCAATGTAACTAAATACATGGCGAAAAGTCTTTATGATTTATATTATAACGATGGGTTATTTGATAACTCAAAAGGAACAGCGTCTCTTTCTGTAGGTACTGGTGCTTTACAAATTTTAGGAGCTGACGGAGATTTTACTGCTGCTGCTACTTTAGGTGATTTACCAACTGCAACTGACGGTTCAATTAGAGCTGCTATCCTTAAAGTAACTGGATTCGATGAAAGCGGAGAAGGTAAAGGTAGATTAAGTGGACCTGATGGTAACGAAATGGATACTGAGTCTTTCTTAGCGTCTTTAAAAGTTGTTAATGATTCAGGAGCTGCAATTACTGATGGTGATGGCGAAGCTATTATCGCTGATGCTGCTGAAATTCCATTCAGATTGGTAACTCAGAAATACGGTAAAGGTATCGTTTCATATGATGATATCTGTGATGCTGGTGGTGATTTATACTTAGAGTTAGATTTAACTCACCCAGCTGTTAGTACATCTACTTATGATGGTTATGCTGGTGCTTCAGGTGCTAGTATGGATGCTTTAACAGAGACTGCTTTCGTAATATCTTGGGCTACTTATGCTTCTCTAGAATTAGAAACTGAATTAGGTGAGGTTTCTTTCAAACTAGACGAGGTTGTTGTATCTGTAGAAGAAAGAAAATTAAGAGCTACATGGTCTCCAGAATTAGCGCAAGATGTTAGTGCATTCCACAACATTGATGCTGAAGCTGAATTGACTGCAATGCTTTCTGAGCAAGTTGCTGCTGAAATCGATAGAGAAATCTTAAGAGATATCAGAAAAGCTGCTGCTTGGCAACTAAGATGGGATTACAACGGATGGAGAAAAGCTTCTTCTGCTGCATCACCATATACACAAAAAGACTGGAATCAAACTTTAATTACTAAAGTTAACCAAATTTCAGCTCAAATCCATAAGTCTACTTTAAGAGGTGGTGCTAACTTTATCGTAGTATCTTCTGAATTATCTGCAATCTTTGATGATTTAGAGTACTTCCACGTAAGTGATGCTAACCCAGAGCAAGACCAATATAACATGGGTATTGAAAGAGTAGGTTCTTTATCTGGAAGATACCAGGTATATAGAGACCCATATGCTCCTTCTTTCTCAATGATTATTGGACATAAAGGTAAATCATTGTTAGACACTGGTTACATCTACGCACCATACGTGCCAATGCAACTTACACCTACAATGTACAATCCTTTCAACTTCGCTCCAGTGAAGGGGATTATGACAAGATACGCTAAAAAAGTGGTAAACAACAGATTCTACGGTCACGTAAGAGTTGATGGTGTACCTACATTTAACGTAGCTGAATTAAGATAATAATTAATAATCTTATATAAACTTAAAAGGCTTCTCATTAGAGAGGCCTTTTTTGTTTTTACCACATATTTATAATAAACGATTAAACACATGGGATTTTCAATAAAAGATAAGGCTAAAAAAAAGAGACCTGGAGTTCACTCTAAAAAT